AACGGCTGGTTACTAAGGGTCTAAAGAGCCAATGGGTTGCACAGGTCAAGGACACGGCTGGCAAATTACTTGCACAGACGGATTGGATGGTCACCCGCAAGGTTGAGCGTAATATCGACATCCCTGCCGGCGTAGTTACAAAGCGTGCCGCTATTGTTGCCGAGTGCGACAGGCTTGAGACCGCTATCAAGGCTTGTGCAGACGTTCCTGCCCTCATCACCGTAGTGTCTAACCAGAACTGGCAATCATGACCACAGAGGCCACTAAACACGCCGTAGACGCTCTGTCCGTTGCAACCGTCATCGGAACCCTTGCAGACATACTACCGGCCATTGCAGCCCTGTTTACTATCGTTTGGACGGGGTTCAGGATCTACGAACTCCAGACCATCCAAAACTGGCTCAAACGCAAGAAATGACCACAATCGCTGCTCGCGCATCTACGGGAGAAATTGCCGCAGATTCGATGGTCAGCGGCGATGATTCCTTCTACCTCGTGCAAAAACTGAGAGTTGGCAAGAACTCTATATACGGGGCTTGCGGAGATTGGGATAAATGCTTGAAAATGTTACAGGTTTTGGAGTCCGGTGGGGAACTGGACTCCGATATGGATGTGACCGTTCTTGAGTTACGGTTTGACGGCAAAGATAATGGCCTCTGGATTTACGAGGGGACCATTATCCCTGCTCGCATCAAGAACGACGCGTGGGCCATAGGAACTGGGGCGGGCTATGCCATTGCCGGGATGCATTTAGGATTATCTCCGGCAGAGGCCGTAAAACTCGCTTGTCTGTACGACACCAGTTCGCATGAACCCGTAGACGAAATGCGGCTAGGAGGAGTTCGTGGCAGGAAAAAAAATATCGGATGAAGCAATAATAGAAGCACTCAAACGTCTTGGCAGTCCATCAGGGGTTGCTAAAGAACTAGACATGGACGTTACAAATGTCTACAAGAGGCGCGACACCATCCAAAGACGATTAGGAATAAGCCTTCCAAGTTTCAACGCCAAGCAGGACTCGGTTGTCAAAACCATCATCCCTGAGAACAAACGAATCATCGAGCATCAGGTTGACAACGGCCATGTGTTTATAGCGTCCGACTGTCACTACTGGCCCGGAGAGGTCACGGTTGCACACAAAGCATTTGTGGCGCTCCTGAAGGAATTTAAACCCACCACGATCATCCTTAACGGCGATGTGTTTGATGGCTCTAGAATCAGCCGCCACGAGCCTCTGATGGGAACCAACCCTCCCACACCAAAGCAAGAGATCGAAGCCTGTCAGGACCGACTAGATGAGATCAAAAACGCTAGTAAGAACGCTCGTTGCTTCTGGACTTTTGGTAATCACGATGTCCGGCTGCACCGTTATATTGCTATCAACGCTACTGAACTCTCAGACTTCCCAGACCTCTTCTCCTACTTCCCCGGCTGGCACACGGGGTGGCGAGTAGACATTAACGGCGATGTGATCGTAAAACATAGGTGGCATGGGGGAATCCACGCAACGTATAACAACGCATTGAAGGCCGGTAAGACATTGGTAACCGGACACTTACACAAACTGCAAGTCACGCCTTACTCAGACTACAACGGTCGTAGATACGGTGTAGATACGGGAACCCTTGCAGAACCATACGGAGAACAGTTCGTCTACACAGAGGGCAACCCGGTAAACTGGTGTTCGGGTTTTGCTGTGCTGACATTTAAAAACGGAAAACTGCTACCACCAGAGTTGTGCGAGGTAATTGATGGGGTAGCATATTTCAGGGGAGAATCAGTTACGGGAGAGTAAAAAAATGAGCGACCCGATTGAAACAACACGGGCTGCACTAGGTGGAATCAAAGAAGCAGTCAAGGTCGGGCGCGAGATAAAAGAAACCGCTAGGGAGGTCAATGCCTTCTTAGACGAAGAAGCCAAGGCCCGGGTTGCGTGGAAGCGCAAGCAACAACAGATGATGCGCCGTGGCGACATGGTGTGGATGGAAGCAGTAGACGAGTACCGGATCATCCGACAGATCCGTGATGCAGAAGCCGCGATGTACCGAGAGGTAGAGCAAGAGTTCGGCAGGGCAGCGGTCTCCGAAGTCAAATCCCTTATCAACCAACTAAGACGAGACCATCGGGAGTTAAACGATGAGTTCTATCGCAACCGTATGCAGGCCCGCAGGGAATGGGGAGGACTTCTCCTCGCTTCTGCGCTCATATATGGAATTTTTAAAGCAACTGGAGTTATGTAATGCTATCCCTTATCTCTACACTTGGCGGGTTGTTAATTTCTGGCTTACCGAAAGTTTTAGACTTCTTTCAGAACAAGTCAGACCAAGCACACGAAATCGCCCTTGCTAGACTGCAAAATGAAATGCAGTTGCAACTGGCCGCGCAAGGTTTTGCAGCGCAGGCCAAGATAGAGGAAATCCGCACCGATCAGGTTGCCATGCAGTCCGAGGCAAAGATGACCGAAGCAGCGCTTCAGCACGACGCCAAGGTCTTGGATAAGGCAAGCAAGTGGGCGGTCAACTATGTGGCGACAGTCCGTCCTACTGTTACCTATATCTTTGTTCTTGAACTTGTGCTGATCAACATGGGTTTGGTCTACTTCCTGTTGTTTAAGCAGGGACTAGGAACCCTGACCGTGGACCAGTTCATTGCCGCAACTGATATAATCTTCTCCGAGGACGAGATGGCAATGCTAGGCGGGATCATCGGGTTTTGGTTTGGATCACGGGGCTGGTCTAAGAAGTGAGAACGTCCGAGCGCGGCATCCACCTGATGCATGAGTTTGAGGGGTACAGAAACAAGCCGTATAAATGTACGGCCTTTTGCTGGACCGTGGGTTGGGGCCACCTTATGTATAACGAGCAATTAAAACTGCCAATTGTGCGTAAGGACGGATATACGGGGATGATACGAAATGAATTTCCGCTCAAAGAAGAGGACAACAGAATTTGGTCGCGCGACGAACTGGAGAAAATTTTCGTTGCTGATCTCGTTTCTTTTGAGCGTGGCGTTCTTCGACTTGCTCCTAATCTTGTTGGTAATCAGCCGCTCTTCGACGCTTGCATCGCTCTGGCCTTTAACATAGGCGTGGGTGGATTCCAAAGGTCTACCCTGCGTCAGCGCATACTTAGAAACGAGTCGCCAGAAACAATTGCCGACGGCTTTATGCAGTACGTCAACAGCGGTGGAAAGGTCACGCCCGGTCTGGTGCGCCGCCGCAAGGCAGAGGTCGGGCTATTTCTGAACCAGGGCTAAAATTTTGGCCTTCAGGGCGTCCGTAACATCCTGCCCATGTCTACCCTCAAATTCCTCTAGAAACCGCCTACGAGCCAATTTTGTGGGCTTTGCGAGGATGTGCCTAGCCAGATTGTCCATCCTGCGCTCTGACTCCTCCTGAATCCACCCCATCAACTCATCCCGCGTTGCAACAAACTCACCTGTGCCTAGCAAACTCCCGGTGGAGTTCTTTTCTGGCTTTGGAGACGGCTCGGATGGCATCTTTTTTGCGCTCAAAAGTGCCTAAGTGTATTCTCTTGAAATCAGCGCAGATGTGGGCCTCGTAGTGTCCGCTGGGTCTTTTATAAACCCCCTTAGTATTCGTGGTAGTAGGAAGTCTCCTATGGGAGTTCCAGCGGTTCTCCTTCTGGGTGGCGGCGCGTAGGTTCCGCATCCGGTTGTCTCCAGGATTCCCGTTCTTGTGGTCCAGCGCCTCTGGCAACCAGCCCCGGTGGTAGAGCCAGATCAGCCGGTGGGCCATGTAGTATCGCTTGGCAATACCAATCCGAATGTAGCCACGTTTGTTTGGAGACCCCGCAGGTTTCAAAGCATAGCGGCGGTTCCACATCACATAGGCCGAATACTTCTTAAACGCCTCCAAAGGTCTTGGCTTCCAGTAGAGTTGGCCCTGCTTGTAAGTAAACAGGGACCGCAAGTATTCCTGGTTCACTCAATCCCCATCTGCTTACGGTAGGTATACATCAGCCTTTCGGTCAACTCATCTAACTTCTGCTGTTGTTCTTCCAAGACATCTTTCAGCGACCATAGGACAGCGGAGACGCTTGTCGAGTCCCTCTCTGCCAGCAACTCAATTATCGCAATCGGGGCAGATAGGTCTATGGATACCTGCTCAACAATGTAGCCTGCTTTGTTGGATGTGATTTCTACCACGGCACATCGTCCTCCATGTCATCAAAGCCTTTTTGCGGTGCTTGCTTCTGTCTCGGTTCTTGCCTCTGTTTTGGTTCCTGCACCTTCAGGCTCATAAACTTCCCCTTTCCAGACTTGGCCTCGCGCACCCATGCGGCCAACTCATACTCCTTCCCATCGACATTGATCTTGCCCTTGTAGTTAGGGGCCTTCTCGTTGTCCGACTCGTTCTTAAACAGAACACCAGAGTTAGTGTTGTCGTACTCCATCATTACCTCGCTTCCATGTAAAGACCTACGTTCCCCAGGCTATAACCAAGAAAAGCAATGCCCAAGCCCCAATTACCGCGAACAAACAAATCCACCGCCACAATAAGATAGACAATCCCAATCCCCGCTATCAGCCACGCCGCCACTCTAGCCACCCTGAAAGTATTGCGACGCCCACTAGGAAAAATGTAAACTTAACTGCGCTCACCGCCGTAGGGCTAATGATGAGGTCTAGTAATCCGTTCATACTTTTGCTCTCCTCTTTCCATGATTTCCCAGAACAACTCATAAAAATGTTCCGCGTTGTCTGTGTTTTTTGCCATCTCTTGCCGCAACGCATCTTCAAGCATAATTAGTTGTATCAACGCCTGTTCTAACACCGCAATTTTTATCATCTTGTCGTAGATCATTCACTTTCCTTGGCAACGCGGTCCAAGAACTTTTTAATCTGCTCCAGCATCTCGTCCATCTCTGACTGCTTGGGTTCAAATCTCACGATGAAGAGTCTCTTGGACTCCCGCACCCTGTCATCAAAACTAACAAAGTCCACCCACTTCCTGCCCGTACAGAGCAGTTGGCACATCATTTGTCGCTTGTATTGTGTCGGGGGTTTATTGTCGTGGCGATAGCGCAGGTGCGTTGACGTCCTCGGGCATTTGATTTCGATAAGCCCTTCATCCCCGACCAGTCCGTCAGGAGAAGCGCCAAAGAACGGGATTTCGGGGTGGAGGTAGAAGCCCGTGGTTTCGACAAAAGTCCCGGTGTGGGCCTCGTAGGCAGCGCGGGCGATGGGTTCTTTTTCGGTTCCACGTTGCATATCTGCGTTGACGTAGGTCTCGGTGGGTTGCGCGGTTTCACGTTCGGCAACTAATTCCCAGAGATAGTTTTGGTATGCCGCCGTGGTCTCGGCAGCGCACATATCATTGGCTCGCGATGCTGTCCCGCACCCTAGACGCGCCAGTATCCATTCTGGCGTTCCCTGCTGCACTTCTTTGTAGTTGCTCATTTAGCCTCCTCTTGGCCGCATGAAGTTCACTCTCAAGCCTGTCCACCGAGATCCGTAGCCTCTGGGCCACGTTGTGCCGCCGGTGGTACGGGTACTGCACATATACTGCCTTCAATACCCGCCTGCTCATATCAGGGAGAACCCTAATAGCGTTTTCTAAGATTTCCCCGTCCAAAAGGTCTGGTTCGTACTTGGGGTCCGGTCCCTCAAAGACATCCTCGGATTCATAATTCCCCTCAGCGGAAGAGCATCGGGTGCGAACTTCAGGCCCGATGGTCCCCCATGCGGTCCACCAGGCCCAGTTCTGCAAGCGCAGTTCTATTTCTTCCCGAACCATTTCTTATAAAGTTTTGGCCTATGTTTCCTGATTACAGGTTTCGCGGATTCTATAAGTTCTTCTGCGTTTTTGCCAACAGTTTGTGAGCCAACGTGGTGGACGTAGGCCCGGGAGACGTAGTGCTTCAGCCCCTTGTCAGCCATGTCCAGGCATTGCACATCGTCGCTAAACCAATCCAGGCTTAAATAATCCACCCAGGCGTCCTTAGAGATATAGGCGCAGATGGGGGCGATGATGTCGGTCTCGATGATGGCGTCCTCGGTCTCCCAGCGGAACCACCGCATCTTGCCGTTACCGACTCTGATATTCTGTATCCCACGGGCATAATCACATCGGGAGGCGACCCAACCGAGGGGGATATTTTCGCCTTTGAGTCTGGAAACATCCTCGGATAGTGTCTGCCAGGTCGTCGGGGTAAACACAATATCGTCATTGCAGACCACGATCTCGTCGTGCTTTTGGAAGGCAAGATTACACACCGCGTTGTAGGCATCCCCAAAGTTCTTGGCCGTGTTTTCCATGAGTATCGTCTGGTGTCTAGGAAAGATCATCTTGCACCCAGCCAGGTAGATCGGGATGTCTTTGGGGACGTACTCGGTGATGCTTGCCGCCATAGTTACAAGACACTTGGCGTGGACCGTAGAGATTACGATTGCTTGCACAGTCTTAAAACCTCCTCTAGTAATTCTTCTTCTGTAAACCCGTAGTGCTTTGGGAAACCTTTACTTCCTAGTCCATGAACTCCAGTCTTGCCTCGATGGTGTTCGGGGCAGAGGGGAATCGCATGGTAATGACTACTGCGGCCCCATCCCTGTCCGGCGCGGAGGTGATGGATTTCAGCAGGAGTTCCATCGAATCCCAATCGCTTGCAGACAATACAACCGAGTTCGGCGACTCGTGACAAATGCTGCTTCTCATCTTTGGTCACTCAGTTTGACCTCATGCTCTATCGCCCACTTAGTCACCTTCTCTACATACTGCGAAAAGTCTGCAAGGTTTAGTTCTGCCGTACTGGGTTCTAGCATCTTCACGCTACCGTCGGGCAACTCCATGATGCGCTCGGGTAAAAACAGCGCACGCAGATACTCATGCCAGACACTTGGTTCGTATGCTTTGCCGGGAACTACCTGTTCGGAAATGTCTGACAATATCGCCCAGTAGAGTCTGTTTTGCTCTAAAGACCGTTTGGCAGGCTTAACCTCAATCACATGACCATCTGGCGCTGAATCCACCATCTGATGTGCAAGTTCTCGATTGTATTTCGTGAGAATCATGCAGCCTTCAAACTTTTCTGCATGACCGCAACTTTGAACGCCTGCCAATGATCAAACTGAGATGGGTCTAAACCGAGTTCTTTTCCTTTGGCTTCAATTCCGCTTGCGGTTTCGTGCCAAGGTTTCTCGTTTACGACACCGGGTAAGACGACTTCTAATTCATCTTCCCAACGCTCTCCGCGCAACCAAGTGGCGGGGTAAGGGATAAAGGCTCCCCCAGACTTCATCCATTGTTCTGTTTTGCAATGGGCATGAATTTTTAACAACAACTCCGGCAACGGTGGCCGCACATCTTTGGTCTGTAACCACGCTTTGCGAGCGTCAGCCTTAGCGACCTTTTTTGGGTACGACTTCCAAAACTCCTCAAACCCTTCCATTACGTCCTCCATTTTTCAAGTTCGTCTTGTGTTGCCGCATAGCCCACTCCATGCCCTAAATTTATTTTTCGTTCTTCTACTAGCAACTTTTTTGCCGAAATCATTCCTGCAAACCGATAGGACGGAAATTCTCCAACCATCAGCGCATAAACATCAATTGTATTTTCCTCTTTCCAAGATGCTGCTAAAACCCGGCCATTTTTATATTTTGTTGTTTTTACATCAACACGCAACCCGTTTAATAGTAAACAATCATCCTCCGGAATTACAACAGTTTGCAAGTCAGGGTAAACGTTCATAAGTTTACAAAAAGCCAATTCTCCAGCAATACCCTCCAAATCAGTCAGTTCGTTTGACTGCGGGCCAATTTTTTTATTTGGTATGTTTTTGCTTCTTGCGTTTTCATACCTAGCCTTAGCAAGGAACTTTGCAAGCCTTTGCTCTGCTTCGTTTAACTCCACCAACATGGCCCCTCCGTATATTTTCACCCAGACTGCCCCCTACCCCAAACAGAGTATGAGACAGGTTAGGCGTCACCCCCGGTCTATGCCGGACTCCCATGCTACGGACTTTAACCGTACACCCTCGACTTGGGAGCGCTGCCAGTCGCAGGATTCTTGCGGATTTGCACCGGCTCACATACTTCGTGGCTTACCTGTACCCTTCTCTTCCGCGCCGCCGGGGTAGGCTCTCTCTGTCGTGCGGAGTACGGCCGGAAATGAAAAAACCCCTTAGTGAGACTTGGGCTTGACAGGCCAGCACGGGGAAAAGGTGCGTGCAAACAAGCCTCACTAAGAGGTTCTTTCCTTTTCCCAAGCGTGCCGGAGCGTCACTTCCGACACCGCTAGGATAGCACGGATTCAGTTAAGTTCCACAAGTTTTAACGTCCACCCGGCTTTTAGTTTCCCCCAGCCGTGAACGTGAATCTTCCACCCTGACCGCACAAGTTCTGGGTAATACTCGTTCTCAACTATCTTTTTGTGTCGCGCCGCAACATTCCCTCGGCTGGTGGTCTGCACCCCCAAGGTCTCCCCGTTACCCACGGCAAGGATGTCTATACAGTTCCATAGGTCGATCCGTTTGCGGGAGTAGGGACACCACCGCTCCACAATCCAGCACCGATACCCCCGCTCACGGAGGTAGGCCAGGGATCTCTGGGTGGGACTCATACAGTAGTTATACAGTATAGGGAAACCCCTAGTCAAATTTTCTTACAAAACCACTTGCGGTCTTATAAGTAGTTCTCTAAGATTCTGTTCATGGCAATAACGCCAGGCTTGAAGGAGATAAAAATGAAAACAGTTAGCCGCTTCGAAACAGTTACAAAAACTGCAACTAGCGTTGCAAAATCATGGACAAACATTGAGGTTGCAATGTTTCATTATTTCAACCCTAACGGTTTAATCGCTGCTAAACGCGCCACAGACGAAAAAATTGACAAACTGGTTGATGAGGGCAAAGCAAACAGCGGATCAATCATTGCACACGGTGGGCTTAATTATTTTTACCACGACAAGTTAGCAAAGTTAATTGATAAAAAACGCGTTAACAGCATTAAGTTGTCTGTAATCATTAAGGGTTTGAAACGCGATATTGAGTCAGCAGAAAAATTTATTTTTGAAAAAGTTTAATAACCGGGGCTTCGGCCCCTGCTCTGAGGAGGGCAAAACATGAGTTGGTATAACCCAGACTGGTATTACACACAACCCCCGGAACCCGAGTCCGAGGAAGAACACGAGGAAGATATTTACTGGGCTGAACGAGACGCTAAAGAAAAGAGGGAGGCACAAGATGACTGACGCTGAGAGACACCAAGAGGAGTTAGAACAAATGGAGTACGAGGAAACCACCGCTTACCTGAAAGACCAACACGGTTACGAAATCAAGGCCCACATCTGGGCCGATGACGAAACTATATTTGTCAACTTCAGTAACTACCCGATAAGTTTCAGTCTGCACCTAGAAAAACAAGGCGCAGAGAAAGTTATAGAATTACTAACAAACGCTCTGAGGAGGGCAAAATGAACACAGGCATTGTCAACATCCGTGGCAAGGAGTATCAGACCGTAGCCCTGCGGGTGCAGAAGTTTCGGGAGGCACATCCCAACTGGTCGCTAACATCAGAGGTCTTGTTCCGTGACGCAGATTGCGTGGTGATGAAATCCATCATTGCTGACGAAACAGGTCGCGTGCTGGCTACCGGTCACGCAGAGGAGTACCGCAAGGCTAGTCAGATCAACGGCACTTCAGCGCTAGAAAACGCAGAGACCTCGGCCCACGGCAGAAGTCTTGCCGCGCTAGGTATTGGGGGGACCGAGTTCGCTTCTGCCAATGAAGTCCAAAACGCCATTCACCAGCAGTCCAACCCAGAAAAATATGTTCGCATGATCGAGGAGAGTAACGATGTGGAATCGCTCAAGACAAACTTTAAAACTGCCTTTGCCGCCCTCCAGCGCAGCCCAGAGGCGCTTGCTCTTGTCAACGCCGCCAAGGACAAACGAAAGACAGAACTGGCTGCTTGACGGGCTGGTTTTTACAGGTTGTATAACAATGCTTTACCTTATTCTTGTTATCGTCTAGGAGGACGCAATGTATGAGAGTCAATATGTTGTTACGTTACTTAGGGCTAGCACTCAGTTACAGCGCGAGATGGCTAAAACATACAACCCAGATCGAGACGCCATCGTTGCGCTATGTCAAGAGGTCCAAGATGCGAGCAACGGCCTGTATCGGTGGGCCAGAGGAATCGAGGAGGATGACAATGGGCAGGCTTGAAGATCCCAACTTCCGCTACATTCCCAAGGCCGAGTCGGAAAAGCCGGGTTACTTGGAGCGTAGGATGAAGTTGTATAAGGAGATGGTGCGTGCAGAAAGTCAGGGAATACCTGCTTCATCGCAAAAAAGCGATAACGGTGCAGGAAATAATGGACAGGTTTCTGGTAAGCCAGACCACGGCTTACAAGGCCATAAACTCTCTGTTGTCAGAGGGAAGGCTTAGGCGTGTTAGACGAAACAACAAAACCTACTTTGAACCCAACGCTGAAGGAAATAGATCAGGCAGCGGCCAAGGCGCTTGGGGAAAGTCATTGTTTCTCGTGCGTCTCGTGGAAGCGGTCCGATCTAGGCAAGCGGGTGACTCGGGGTAAAACTACACAATGGAGGTGCTTTTCATGCTTAAAGAAACAGCGCTGGTAATCGCTATCATCGGGTTTGTGATGGGGGCGGTTGCCCTGTGGAAAACGCCAACCTGTTGCGAGAAAAGTAAGAAAGACTGTAACGAGGGCAGAGATTGTCCTAGGAGGAAAAATTGAAAACCACAGATCGAATCTTAGAAGTCATCACCGCATCACCAGAGCCGGTCACGCTAAAGCAGATCCAAGTGCAGTTGGGTCTCAGCCCAGGAATACTCTCTGGCTCGCTGGTTCACCTTTGCAAGTCCAACAGGGTCGCCAGGGAAAAGATAGAGCGATCCTCGGGGACCGGACCAAAACAGCAATGGTGCTACAAAATTGTTGACGGTTCAGAAAAAACGGAGTAAATTCGGGGTGGGTAATTGCGTCCTCCTCACCTTTACCCAGTTCCTCTCAGGAACACTTCAAGCCCCCTCAAACCCCCTGGCTCACAAGGCTGGGGGGTTTTTTTACGGAGATTGCTATGTACGGTAAGAAACCCATGAAGCCCGCCAAGAAACCCACACCAGGCAAGTACGGCCCCAAGAAATGAAAAACGGCCCCGTGATTATGATTGGGCTGCTTGGCAAGCCCAAGGGCAAGATGAAGGAAGAAGGCGGCCTGCTCGAATCCGAGATGGAAATGCCTGAAGCCCTGATGGACGAAGCCGTGAACCGTGAAAACAAAGCGGAAGCGGTAATGAAGGCCAATTACGGCCCCTCTGACAGCCGCACACAGGCTTGTGGCAACTGCGAATACTTCAACACCGAAATGCCGCGTCTGGGTAAGGGCGAAGGCTTTTGTGAGGTATGGGAATTCAAATGCTCAAACAAGAACCTTTGCGCCGCCTGGGAGTTTTCTAAGCCCGAGGAAGAGTCCGAGGAAGAAGAGGACTAGCGTGTGGCTTCCGCTCTGGCTGGTCTGCCTTGGGGTTACCTGTCAGCAAATGGAGTTAAGGGACGAGATCCTGTTTAAGACCCACGAAGAATGTGTAAAATTTGCCCACCAAGCGGCGTCCGAGTTCTACAAGGAATACGACCGGGTGGGTTATAAGTGCGTGAAATCTAACAAGGTTTAGGAGCCACCATGCCTTTCAAATCCAAGCAGCAGGCCAAACTCATGTTCGCCGCCGCAGCCTCTCCAAAGGTCGCTAAGGCCACGGGAGTACCCATGAAGGTCGCCAAGAAAATGGTCAAGGAAGGTCAATCTAGCCTGAAGAAACTCCCCACAAAGGTCAAGAAATGAAAAAAGACGTCTGGGATAAAGCCCGACCAAAAGGGTTGGGTAAACCAAAGGAACTGTCTAAGAACCAGAAGGCTGCTGCCAAGCGGTTCGCCAAGTCCACGGGGACTAAGTACCCCTCTTTGGTCGCCAATATGCGCGGCGCACAGGCAAAGAAATAATGCCCCGGACAATCAGACAAGCAGCGGAGGCTTTTGCCAAATATGATCGCAAAACTAGTAAAGACATGGCTGAGTTGCGTAGCCAGGGTTCTGGTGTTCGCAAGCCCGTCCGGTCAACTAAGGGTGCAAGCCCAAGCGACCTCTGGGACCGAGCGAAATTCCTCTACCGCAAATCAAGCCAGATCCTCAGTCTTGGACAGCCTTTGCAAAACAAGGACGGAACGCCTACGCCCGCAGCAATGCAGTTCAAACGATGGGCCGCCCCCATTCCAAAAACAATCGAAGATGTCCGTAAAATCAAAGCCCAAGCAACCAGGCTTAAAGAAAAATACCGCCCCAAAGAGTGATCCTAAACCTCGGAAGCGGTAAAGATTGGCGTAGGGATGCAATCAACGCCGACATCCAGCCAGAGAAGAATCCTGACTGGATACTGGACATTACAAAGGTCCCGTGGGGCGAGCGGATATTTACACGACTCGGCGAGTTCGTAGTCAAACCTGGGATGTTCGATGAGATCATCGCCAACGACGTCTTAGAGCATATTCCTGATCTTGTAACCGCGATGACCAACTGCAAGGAACTACTATCCCAAAAGGGAAAGATGCACATTCACGTTCCGTATGACCTATCCTACGGAGCCTGGCAAGACCCGACTCATGTAAGAGCGTTTAACGAAAACTCATTCTTATACTACACAGACTGGCATTGGTATCTGAACTGGCAGGACCGCTTTTACTTACAAAGCATGGCATTTGAACTATCCGACATCGGAGAATCTCTTGCCAAGAAAATGGATAAGGAAGAACTACTAAGAACCCCAAGAGCCGTAGATGCCCTAAGCGTGGTTCTTACAAAGGAAAAACCATGAAACTTTGGAAAGACTTCTGCTGGAACGTCCGCTACTACTGGGAGCGACTCTGTAAGTGGGCGAAGGACCGTGGCTGACAGCATTTCCGCAATCCCCCAGCAACCTTTTCTGGGTAGGCTGGCAGAGTTCCTGCGTTTCTTAGAAAAGGATCGCCCAGAGTTCTTGCCGCCCCAACTAGGTGTTATGCAAGGAATCAGCAAACTTGCCTTACCGCAAGCGTCCACAATCGAAAACCTGTCTTACGGCAACCAACCGTTTACTATGCCGCCTTCCGGCACAGGGGCAATGATCCCGCAGGCAAAAACCGGACGTAAGCCAGAGATTGCAGACCTTGTAAGTATGATTTCCGGTGTACCCGGCGCTGGCGCGGTAGCAGATGTTGGAACAAAGTTGTCTAACCAAGCCGCAGATGCGCTGGTAAGGGCAATCACCCGCAACCCGCAGGCAACGGCTCCAGGCGTCTTGCAAGAGGCTGGGCAAATGTCTCCGCTGGCTGTTTATAGAAAGACAACTCCAAGCAAACCAGACCCGTCTGTAGGTACCAGGTTTGAACGAGAGTTTCTAGGTGGCTTAGCAGAAAAAACGCCCGTAAAGATTGAGGACTTAAAAGGCTCCAGCCTTATGCTGATGCCTTGGGACAGCACCAACAGGAATTACAGAATTAAATCAATTTCTGAGGAAGTTCTTCCGCAGTCTTTTGTAACTCACGGCGGTCAAGACTACGCTAGAGACATTGAACACATAAGACAAAACATTGCCGGTGCATCAAACTTAGAAATTGCAAAAAGAATTCAAGACCGCGCTGTTCAGGCAAGAATTGAAAATTTAGCGGCTGGTGGTACAGGAGATGTTGTTCCGTTGCCAACAACAATGGGTGTTGGAGCAGAAAATTTTTCTGTGCAGCCAATGCTTCCAATTCTTGGTCTGTTAGACCTGCGCCAACCTTCAAAGGCTTTTGTAAAGTATTTTGACCAAGAAGTTAGAGACTTCAAAATACCAAAAACCGTAAAAGAAGATGGGGCTAAGAAGCGGGTTCTTACACAGCCGTTTAAGAACTTCAAAGGTGTCATGACAGAAGAAGGCCGCATTCAGTTGATGACCGGCGAAGGTCTGGATAGCACCCCTGGCGAACTTCGCAAGGCAATGACGCAAATTGCTACCAAGAAGTCCAAAGGGTTCGAAGGCGGTTCTAACCAAGAATACTTGAAATACAACCTCGAAGATTTGACTAATGCTATAACAGACGAAGCATTGCTTGGTGTTCCAAAAGGTTACGCTGGCAATACAGTAATTAGAATTGGGCCAGAAGGAACTCATCTTTCTCCTGCGACCAACCCGACTTACTCTACAAACTTTTCTGGTCAGTATCTAGGAACGCTTGGACAGAGTATTCCGGCAGAGGCTTTGTTCCCAAAATTGTTTCCAAAGATTACACAAGAAATGGCTGGCAAGACTGGCGATATAAGGAATATGGTTCTCGGCGCACTAGAAAAACGCAAAGAAGGAATATCGGAAATCGTTGACCAACAGGTAATCGACAGCGTAAACGAGTACCTTAGAAAACTAAACTCAGGACTGCTCGGCCCCTAAAAGGCTGTTGTTCAGGGAGTTAATGCAATCTTGTAGTATTCCGACAAATTGTTCTTCGTCGCAATTCATAAGTTCTTCGCTAAACTCAACATTTAGCGTGTTGTCAACGTACTCAAGAGTAATTTTGATAGACATAAAACCTCCTCAAGTTTGTAAGATTTTATCACTTGTATAACAAAACAGTTGTCGTATAATTACCACACTTATCCCGAACAACCACCAAGGATTCGGACATGGAAGAACCTAAAGTAGGCGAGATTACGCAGAACAGAGGCAACGCTGGCAAGGGAAGGCCCCCAGGAAGCCTTAATAAGGCCACCAGCGCCGTCCGCGAGGCAATCGCTAGGATGGCTGACGAGAACGCAGAGAACTTCGTAGGATGGCTAAATCAGGTCGCCAGCACCAACCCCGAAAAGGCGTGCGACATCTACCTGAAGGCGATTGAGTACCACATCCCCAAACTGGCTCGGACTGAAGTCACGGGCGCAGAGAACGGACCGCTGACCATAAAAGTGGTCACGGGTATATGACCGAAGTCGTAGTTGAGACTGGCTACAAGCCACGAGAGCAACAGAGAAAGATCCACGACGCGGTGGCAGAACACCGCTTTGTAGTCGTAGTGGCTCATCGCAGGATGGGCAAGACGGTGGCTGCATTAAACCAACTCATCCACTCTGCCCTGCAATGTGACCGGGAAGCACCGAGGTTTGCGTACATCGCCCCGACCTACGGGCAGGCCAAGCGGGTGGCATGGGACTACCTAGTCAAGTTCACAGAACCACTAGGCCCCACGGCAAACATCTCTGAACTGAAGGTGGATTTCTATGGCAGACGAATCCAACTATACGGGTCGGATAACTCTGACAGTCTTAGGGGCCAGTATTTTGATGGTGTTATTCTGGATGAGATCGGTGATCAAAACCCGAAGATATGGAATGAGATTGTTCGCCCTGCTCTCGCTGACCGTCTTGGCTGGGCGCTGTTTCTAGGAACGCCCAAAGGTGCAAACCACTTCAAAGACTTCCGAGACCGAGCAGAGCAAGAACCCGGCTGGAAACTACTTGAGTTCAAGGCATCGGAGACGGGCATACTTTCTCAAGATGAACTGTCCGCTGCCAAGAAGGAAATGGGCGACGCGAAGTACGCCCAAGAATTCGAGTGCAATTTTGATTCTCCGGTTGAGGGAGCGTTCTACGCACAGCAAATTGTGGATCTCGCTCCTGAAAGATTTAAGGAATTTGCCCGAGACGATCTACTTAAAACCTATACGGCGTGGGATCTGGGTGTTGGTGATTCGACGGCGATCTTCGTTGCACAGACGATGGGCAAGGAGGTCAGGATCATCGACTACGTTGAGAACCACGGGCAGGGACTAGCCTGGTACGTCAACTGGATCAAGGACAACAAGTACGCCACGGCAGAGCATATCCTCCCGCACGACGTGGAGGTCAGGGAACTAGGAACAGGCAAGAGCAGGAAAGAGATCCTGCAAGACTTAGGACTCTCTATCACCGTCTGCCCGAGGTTAGGGGTGGACGACGGAATACAGGCGGTCAGGAGACTTCTGCCTAACTGCTGGTTTCATCCCAAGGCAAAGCAAGGATTAGACTGTCTGCGAAACTATCGCAGGGAATACGATGAAAAGCGTCAGGTGTTTTACGACAAACCCTTACATGACTACACCTCTCACGCTGCTGATGCGTTCCGGTATCTTGCCGTCGGTATGAACCAGACGAGCAACTGGAGCAAACCAATTAACGCCAACATCAAATGGATTGTGTAAATGAATGAAGCGACCCTAAAAGGAATCTTGGATAACGAGATCGACAATGCGATTGGTTATCTGGAGACTGAGACTACCGAGTCCCGTCGAAAAGCCATTCAGTATTACAACGGCGAAGAGTATGGCAATGAGGTCGAGGGTCGTTCTCGGATCGTTACCCGCGAGGTCGCCGAAGCCGTAGACGGTGCAATGCCCGCGCTGATGCGTGTCTTTACGTCCTCGGATGAAGTCGTGGTCTTTGAACCCAAGGGACCGGAAGATGTCGAGATGGCTGAACAGGCCACCGAGTACGCCAACTGGGTGTTCATGCGGGACAACCCCGGAATCTCCGTCCTGCACACGATGATCAAGGACGCGCTGCTGTCCAAGGTCGGGACCGTCAAGGTCTACTGGAAGGACGAGACCGAGGTCAACACCGAATCTTACAAAGAACTCAGCCAAGACGAACTCACCATGATGCTGATGGACGGCCAGTATGAGGTCGTCAGCCAGGAAGAAATACAGATCGGCGAAGTACCCGCTCCGGCCCCTGAGTTCTTGCCAGACATGGCTGTAAATCAGGCAATCGCCCAAGAGCCTCCCCCGATGGTTCCGGTCTACGCCTACAACGTGAAGGTCAAGAAGATCGACAAGAAGGGCCGGGTGGTCATCGAGAACATCCCGCCCGAAGAGTTCATTGTCAGCAAGAAAACCATCGAACTGCGCGAGACGCCGTTTTGCGCCCACCGTCGTCTGGTCACCCGTTCCGAACTGGTCGCAATGGGATTTGACCGCGACACGATTGACAACCTGCCGACCTACGAAGATCTGACCTACACGCCAGAGCGCGTGGCCCGCTACTCTAATGGCGAGCAGCCGGATGATCCGAGTCTCGACCCGTCCATGCAAGAGATCGAGGTGTTTGAGGCATACATCCGCGTGGACTACGATGACGACGGGATTGCCGAACTCCGTCGGGTGATCTATGCCGGACAGAATGTCTTAGAGAACGAAGAGATCGACTACCTGCCGTTCTGCTCTATTTGCCCGATCCCGCTGCCCCACAAGTTCTTTGGGCAGTCTTTGGCTGATCGGACGATGGACCTCCAGATCATCAAGTCCACGATCACCCGTCAGATCTTGGACAATATGTACCTGACCAACAATGCACGGGTCGTTGCGGTAGACGGGCAAGTCAACCTAGACGATCTGCTGACCGTTTCGCCTGGTGGGGTTGTACGAGTTAAGAGTCCACAGGCCGTGTCTCAGTTGGCAGTCCAAGCAGTCGCAGGGCAGTCCTTCCCGATGCTGGAATACATGGACAACATCCAAGCCAAGCGGACGGGTGTGAGCGATGCGTCTCAGGGTCTAGACCCCAACATCCTGCAAAACACAACTGCGGCAGCAATCGCGGCCATGCAAAACGCCGCTGGCTCCAAGATGGAACTGATCGCCCGTATCTTTGCCGAGACAGGGATCAAGGACATCTTCAGGAACATCCTGCACCTGCTGACCAAGTACCAAGACAAACCACGGGTCATCCGTCTGCGCGGACGCTTCGTGACAATGGACCCCCGCGAGTGGGATAATGAGTACGACATGACCGTAAACGTCGGACTCGGAACAGGAACCCGCCAGGAACAGATGGCAATGTTGGGCATGGTCATGCAGAAACAAGAGCAGATCCTCCAGCAGTACGGGCCTACCAATCCTCTGGTCACCGTGGGTCAGTATCGTGCCACCCTCGGGAAGTTCATCGAGGCCGCAGGGTTCAAGGACTCTAGCCGGTTCTTCCGCGAGATCACGCCCGAGTTGGATGCCCAACTGTCACAACCACAGCCACAGCAACAACAACCCGATCCGATGGTCCAGGCATTGATGGCCCAGACCCAAGCCCAGATCGAGGCGATGATGGCAAAGGCCCAGGCAGATATCCAGGTCAAGCAAGAGAAAGCAATGGCCGACATTGCGCTGGCACAGGAGAAAGCCGCCGCCGAGATTGCACTCAAGCGCCAAGAACTCGCCGCACAGACAAGCATAGACGCAACCGCCGCCGGCATTCGTGCGGTAAGGGGATAGGAATGAACTACTTGGATTTAATCACCGACATCTACCGCGACCAACTAGGCCGCGCCCCGGATGAGGGTGGTCGGAACTTTTATGTCCAGCAACTAACCTCGGGAGCGCTTACCCCCGAGCAGGTGACCCAGCAGATCAACAACAGCACCGAAGGCCAGCGGTTTGATACCCAAGCCATTACCAGCGAGTACCGCACCGAGTTCGGCAGAAACCCCGAGCAGGAGGGCTACCAATACTGGCTAGGTCGTATGCAGACCGACCCCTCGATTGCTGCTAACACGCTCGAATCCTATATCCGTGGGGGCGCTTCTGGGGTAGACGTTGCCGCTATGGGAACGGCTCCCGATCAGTTCATGGAGGTCATGTCCTCTGCCCTTCAAGCAGACCCGTTTGCCGGACGGTATATCACCGAGGACTTATACAAGGTCGGCGGTCCTAACCTCTCGACCATCGGAACGGCGCAGTATCAGTTCGCCACCCCCGTAAACCTTCAGCCCGTGATCTCGTCCTACGACCCAAGAAGCGGCAGATTTACAACCACGGCAGGCCAAGACATTCTTGACCCCAACCGCGTGGCAAACGCAATCTCCATTGCCCGTGGTTCCGGTGCGCTGACAGAACAAGCAGCCAACCGGATAATGACGGACCTGTCCTCTGCTAGAAACATGGACGATGTATACACAGCCCTCTCCCGCCCCCAGGCTGGAGTCGTTGTAGACCGCCTGTACGGTATGCAACTCGGGGAAGATGTAGACATGGCAACCGCCCGCAGGGAGGCACTAGACCGCACCCGAGCATTGGAGGCGTTTGACTACACGCCGTCCTACGCGGCGTTTGGTGACGAACTTACAAGGCTCAACATTGCCAACCCGTTTGCCGCCAGCGCTTACACGGCTAGGACCGCTGCCACACCAGATGTTGTAGCCACGCAACAGACCCTCCCCGGATTGTTGGCAAGAACGATCAACCAATCCTTTGGTGGCTCAAACTTTGTACCCACCCCGCTGACAGGACAGTTCTACTCCGAGCAAGGACTAGAGACAGGCTTTGTTCCGTTTGGTCAACAGGGCGCTCCAACCTTCCGCTCTGGGGTCGCAGGCTACAACGAGATGCTGCCAACGGGGTTCCAGTTCGGCGCTCCCGTAATCCAGGCCCCCGTGAACGTATTTACGCCGGGTAGGTTCAACCCAGACGCGGCTGGCTATACGCAGGAAGGAATACCGATCCTTGAGGTGGCACAGAACAACCCGAACACCCAGCCCACCCGATACTTTGACGCCCAAGGAAACCTCATAAGGTTTACCGGCTTACCAGCGGATACAAGCCAAGGTGGATAATCCCGCGCTGAGAGCGCAGAACCTACTGACCGACGAGTTTTTTACTACTGTTGTAGAAAAACAACGGGAGTTGTATATTCGCAACATTATCAACAGCCAACCCGAAGAGTCTGGTGTCCGAGAGGACGCCTACATAAAGATTCGGGCGCTGGATGAATTTATCGCCACCCTTGATTCAATGGCCCGACAGCCGGAGATAGAAAAGAAGCGATTTAAGATTTTTTAATCACTAGGAGTCACAGATGGACGACAGCAACCCGCAAGGGACTGGCAAAACCGTAGACCAGGCCGCCGCAAGCATCTTCGATATGCTCGAACCCCAACAGCCAGAGGGCCAAGTTGAGGAACGACAAGAGGAAGAAACCGCAGAATATGTGGAAGAATCCGAACCCGAAGAGGTAGAGGCATCAGAGGAAACCCAAGAGGAAGTCGAAGAACCGCCCAGGTATCGCGTCAAAGTTGGCAGCGAAGAACTTGAGGTCGATCTAGACGAACTCATCAAGGGCTATTCTCGAACCTCGGACTACACCAAAAAGACGCAAACTCTAGCGGAACAGCGCAAGGCGATAGAGGCCGAGAAAGCACGCATAGAGGAAGCCGCCAAACTTCGTGACCAGTACGCCCAAAGGCTAGGGTTAGTAGAGCAAATGCTCACCCAGCAGCCGGAGGAAAATCTCGCAGAACTCAAAGAAACCGATCCCATTGCCTACGCAGTTAGGGTTGCGGAACGAGCCGAGCGAGACAAGCAACTTGCCGCCGTAAGACAAGAACGTCAGCAACTAGCGATGCGACAGCAAGCGGAGCAACAGGAACGTCTGAGAACACATCTTTCCTCGGAAGCCGAGAAGTTAAGAGCGGCCATTCCTGAGATGGCAGATGAAGTTAAAGGCGAGGTTATCCGCAAAGAGATCAAGGACTTTGCCCGCTCTATCGGGTTTAGCGAGCAAGAACTCGCGTCAGTCTACGACCATCGTGCAGTCCTGACCTTGTATAACGCGATGCAATGGCAAAAGTTGCAACAGGGAAAACCGCAGGCCACCAAGAAGGTCGCCGAGGCTCCCAAGATGCTCAAAGCCGGAACGACTGGCAAACAGTCCACCGCAGAGCAAGATGCAATGAAAAAGATGCGTGCCAAACTCGCCAAGACTGGCGATAGACGGGACGCTGCCCGATTATTTGAAAAATTTATCTAGGAGTTAAAAAATGGCTGTTCCCTCAAATACCTACCTGCGCTACACCTCAATTGGTGTGCGTGAGGACCTGTCTGACGTCATCTATGACATCAGCCCGACCGATACCCCCATCATGTCGTCCATCGGCAAATCCAAAGCCACGAACACCCTGCACGAGTGGCAAACGGACTCGCTCGCTGCCGCCACGACAAATAATGCCCTCATTGAGGGCGACGATGCGACTGCCGCTTCGCTCTCCCCAACCGTTCGTCTGACCAACTTTACACAGATCGTTGGTAAGACTGTTCAGATCTCCGGCACGCTGGAGGCAGTCGATAAGGCTGGCCGTAAGTCTGAGAAGGCTTACCAGTTGGCTAAGGCTTCGGCTGAGATCAAGCGCGACATCGAGACCATCCTGACCGCCAACCAAGCCAAGACCAACGGTACGGCTACTTCTGGCGCTCGTAAGATGGGTGCATTGCTGTCATGGATCACCTCTAACGTGTCCAAAGGTTCCGCTGGTACGAACCCGACGGGCGACGGTTCGGACGTTCGTTCCGACACCACAACCCGCACGTTCCTTGAGTCCATGCTCCAGAGCGTTGCACAGCAGATC